ATGGGTTCTCACGAAGATTTTGGCTGCTTTATCGCGACCCTATTCCCAATCAAGGATAACCTTGCCAGACATCCCGCTACGCATGACATCGAAGCCTTCTTGGAAGTCATCAATCTTGTAGTGATGGGTGATGATCGGTGAAAGATCTAAGCCAGATTGAATCAAAGAAGCCATTATGTACAAAATAAAAATTAAAACTTATAAAACAATGATTTAATCTAAATAAATAAAGTTTATGGCGACAAAGTGGCGACAGCTTCAGTCGTTGTAACAACTCCTCCCTTCAATAGGAGGTGTCTTTCCCGCCACTTTGCCGCCTCCGAAATACGCACATAAAGATGTTTCTCTTTCTTGAATTCAGACCAATTATTGAAACTGCACTCTTTGGTTTATCGTCGCTGAGATATAGCTTATGTAATTTTGAAGGTCCCAGCTGAACTACCAGACGTAACATTCACTTCGGCATCTCCTTTTACATCTTCAATCACTGCTTCCACAATCGCTTGTATAAACTCTCTCTGTCTTGAAAATTTACCATCAACAATGAACCCGAAACCTTCCAGCTTTTTCACAGCTTTATCTGTGGTTTTTTTGCTATCTAAAGCCATATCACTTACCTGCAAATACTGTTGTTGAAACATCTACGTGAGGACTGCCAGTAAATGGGCAATCAGTCGCCCCCGTACAAACGCCAGTTCCTCCGTTTAGCATAATGATGTCAGCATTTTCGCTGATATCTTTTGCTTTGATTATTCGACTTCCCTCTATAGTAATTCTCTGCGAACCACCAACGGTCAGACTGTCATTTTCTTCAATGACACCAATACGGCTACCGATCACTTTCAGTTTGTCATCCAACGTGACCACCACGTTTCGCAATTGGCCTACAACGGTAATGAGTTCACCCGCAGTGGCGACATGCATGTTGCCCAAGCTGCCTAACTCCATGTTATCGCCAGCAAGCAGCTCTATTGCGCCAAGTGCTTCAACGAGCTTTTTGCCTACAATGTACTCTTCACTGTATTCACCAACATTAAGTTGATGTTTGTTGGTGTGGAGCTCATAACGGTAAGACTCATCCACCACGCCATGTGCCTTTTGTGTTCTTATCTGGTCGGTCTTATCCGTGACATTCCCTGCGGCGTCAACGCGTCGGCTTACTTCTTCTCGTTGCTGCTGTAACTGTTCACCTGGTTCAATCGTTGGCAAAGCGTAGTCCTTGCCATAGACACCGCGAATGAGCGGTCTATCGCTTCGGCCATAAGCAAAAGCAATTTCAACGACAGTTCCTTCAAGCGGATAAGCTAAAAAGCCAGATTCATGGCCGCTCATGTTAACCGGCAGCGGTATAGAGCGATAAACCGGAACGTTAATGTCTGGGTTCATGTTCGCATCGAGCACTTGAACATCAACGGCAAATCTTGGACGGAACGGATCAGCGATTTGTCCAGAATTTGCATTGTCTCGAACAGCTTCGACTCGCCCTAAGATCGGTAAGTGGTATCCGTTAGCCACTTCAGGAAACAAATCCGCCATTTCTCGTCGCTTGGTGGGCATCGTTTCATTTACCCAAAAGGCGGTCATCTCATCCCCAATCAAGTCAACACGGACAATTCGTTTATCAAACGCGACGCGACCAGGACGCAGCATTGGGAAAGGCGGGAATGTGACACTGTTAGTGTTTTGTCTTTGCGTAAAGTCATGGTCGATATTCATCTTCTTGCCATGGAAGTGACTGTCTTCATAGGCACCAAAATAGATAACCTGATCCGTGTCTTGGAACCAAATATAATCGGGTACAGAAAACGCTTTTCCGATCCGGTCTAAGCATTGGTAGCCATCGCTCTGATTCACAAAGTTAGGGATAACTTTGTCGACATACGTAGCATCAGGCAGTTTGAACTCTAACCCTGTCACTTGGCTGATGTAGTTAAATACATCTCTCATTGATGGGTGCTCTAGACTCAATGGCAAGCGGTTAGCCAATATACCTGCATTCTCCTTGACGACAATTTTGTATGAGCCACGCTCGGCTGGCTCTACCCTGTCAATGAACCCTTCAAAGTAAGGCGCAGTTTTCTGCTCATAGCCAATATCAAAGCGCACCAAGTCAAAACGACTTGGTGGTGTACTGGTGTTAATTCTAAAAATCGCTTTCCCGCCAAGGGATAGCTTGAGGCTCACTTTACTGTCAGCAAGGGTATACTCTTGATTGCTGATAAATAAGCGCTTAGTCAACTTCATGATATCGCCTCTTGGTTCATTGCCAACGCTTCTTTTAAACGCGTGTTTTCATGTTGCTCAGGCTTAGTATTCACTTTGTGTCTTTGCTCTTTTTGTTCAGCAATACTGTGATGCTCTTTCAAGCGGAAAGACACTTGCCAAGCCATTTGGCTATCTTGCTGAGTAACGGAGAACTTGCCTGCAAACTTTGCCATTTTAATTTTGAATGCGTTCGCCACATCATTGACTACTCGATACACTTTGCGATTCCCGGCTGCATCTTTGGCCGCTGACATTTGCTCGAGTTCGGTAAGTTGGTTCAAGTGCTTAAATGAAATCAGTCCCGATATTTCCAGCTCAGCCGCTTTTTCACCTTGCTCAGAATCATCGGTCATCGACGACATACCACTCATGTCTTGGCTTTTGTATTCACGAGAAAAGTTGACCATGATGTTTTTAATATCAAAGGTTTTTCCATCTAATGCGAACATAGCAACTCCTCAAAAAACGGCATGGGCTCATGGCTCAACAACACACTGGCTATGGTCAAAGGATGTTTATTCGGCACTTGCGTACTTTTTAGCAAACTAGAAATAGTGGCGTTAGAACCACTCAGTCGCATACTAAACATGCTTCCCTTCATCACTTTGAGTGCGTTGATCGCGTCACTGATTTCATTCAAGTAACGACTCCTTTTGTCCGCTAAAGCAGACAATTTACCAATTACATCAGTAGCATCACTGGCCAAAGATTCAATAGTGGCAATGTGACCACCTTGAATGGATAAGTAATCCGACAGAGGATTAGCATTGAGACTCGAAAGTGGTCTGAACCTTGGTTGTTTAATTGGTGCCGGCTGCTGCAGCTTGTCTTTCTCATTGCTTGATAGCGCCGTGGCTTGTCTCGCGCACTGGCACCAATCCGGCAGTGCAAAAACCTGACTTATTTCTCTCAGCTGGAATGCAAAATCGGTTATATCGTGTGACGTCAGCATTATGGCAAGAGCAAAGAGTTGTCCATCAGGCCTATGCGTATCCGAGAGGTCTCTGAATTTGTCACTCAACAGATTCACTGCGTTGATAGGACTGAAATAACAGCCAGAGTCCATACGTTCACCCACTTCAAATTGGTAGGGGTTGACGGTGATGACTGTCCCTTCCGCAAGTAAACGGTTTAGCTCTCCTCTCAGGCCAAGAAGAGACACCGACTCCTCACTTAAAGAGTGACGGCCAAAACTGGCGTCACTTCGCCGTTGCTCTACGCGCTGCACCGCAGCTTTCAATTCAACTGAGACGTTATCGACAACCTCGTTCGCTCCACGTTGAATTGTTGAAGCGCTCTCAGGCCAAGATAAACTCACGCTTTCCCACATAATCAAACACTTCTTAAAACATCGATTTTGATGGGTTCCACAGCAAAAACAGGGGATGGCAGGTCATGGTTGGCTTGTTCGTTGGTGTAAATGAACTGCCCTGAAGTGGGAAAGTTCAACACCGCCTCAAACTGGCCATTGATGACTTGAACAGGAAATAGAATCAATCGGCCATCATCGCGCTTCAATGGCATCGAGAAGTGATAGTCTGGGACATCCACTTTTCCTGACACTCGAAGCTCTGCCAGTTCTAAACAAGTAATTTTGGTGAAATCGCTGCTGTGCTTAACCGCTCCTTGAACGTCAACGATTTTTATCGTGACTAACTGGAGCTCTTGTTCAGCCATACCCGTTACAGTGACCACTGCATTAGGATCAATTGTATAACTCATAGTGACCTACTTAACTTTCACGTAAATTGGATAACCCGTGTCTGGGTCTGTTTTTGCTTTTTCAACACCTACAGTGTTCACTAGCTGTTTATACTCTCCCGCTTCAAGGTACTCACCATGAACAAAGTCATAAGACAACGCCATATGCGAAGAGCGGTCAAACTGCTCAAGAAGCTTTAAGTCTGAATCAAGAATATAAGTTTTATATTGCACCCTAGAAAGGTTGTATCGATGGCTCACCACTATTGTGCTTAGATCACTAGCAATATATGGCACATGGTTAGCGCTGGCTGACGAACTTGTATGTGTATATTGCACCTTATTTTCAGCTACAACACTGCGATCAGACCGACGCAACTTTTGCACCTTGCAGTAAACCGTGTCGTACTGACCTAGCCAACTGTATACAATCACTCCGAAATAATGGTCTGGGTCGTCGGTTGTAATTAGAGCGTAGTGAGTGCTGGTTGAAGCATCCCCCCCTCGAGAACCCCAGTTAAATTGATTCCCAGTCAGCGTCCCATCTTTAAACTCTTTCCAAACAATAGGTTCATTTTGAGAACTAGCACGAGCCCCACACCAAACTGATTGATTGGTATGATCATAAAACGGCGTTTGTTGAACATCCTTACCAAGGTGAATTTGCTGAACGGTGCCATCGAACAAACCATTTTCATCAAACCAAAACAGCTCTAAAGAATTCGTTTCAGGGTAGTTCAACTTGTAACCAACATATCCATTTGGGATAGTGAGAACGCCAGTGACTTCGACTTCATAGCCTGTCAACTGCAACGGGTCACGCCCTGTTTCCCAGAAGCCAAGGAATTTGGTTGCATGCGGATACTCATTATTTTGATCAGGCTTCACCACCCCCGTTCGTAGCCACTTCGATTCATCAGAGGCTTCAAACAGGTCATAATCAATATGATTTGGTCGTTTATAAAATGGCGCCAAAGTGTTCACTGGCGCACCGCCACTTGTTTTTTTGCCCAAGTCTAAAGTACTCATACATGCCACTCCCCATTAATTCTCATAAAGCGAAACTCCACATCGTTCTCTACCAGCCGCGCCTTATTGAAAGCTTGAGAGCCTTGTTTGATTGTCTCACCTTCCGGTGCTAAGAAAGCGCAGTCACCAAATTCTAAATCCACCGTTGAAAGTACTTTGGCAGTAAACATCAAACCATCTTTGACTTTACCCAAAGGAATATCTGCATGTGCAGAAAAAGCGTTCAAGGTCCCGTATTGAATTTCTAACGATGTCTCTGACAACAACGCATACTGATTCGCCTTACTCACCTCGGAGTGGATTAAATCCGTAAAATCAAATTGCCACGTTTCTGGCGAAATGGTGACGCCAAGCGCGTCAGCCGCTTGAGAAAACTTGAGAACCACATTACGTGTGATTGAATTCCCTGTCTGATTACCGACATACTTGCGTTTGTGTTGAAGTGGCACATACACCACAGCAATCAACGTATTGTCATCAGCCGCTAGGCCAACCCAGTTGAAATCAAAGTCACCCACATCACTTAACAGGATTTGTGAAAACACCACTTCATCCACATTGATTTTTGCCGAGCGTGTGATGGGTTCGTCATAGACGACTTGCTCACTAGACGGCATTGGTTCATCGAGATCAACGGGAGTATTTGGGTCAGAATGAGGCACGTTCGCCAAAATGAATCGGTTGATAGTGGTCGGTAAATTTCCGGCCAACTTATCGGTAATATAGCTTCTACCGCTGTTTACAATTTCTGCTGACATTTATCTCTCCCAAATCGCTTTGGTTGTTTGCGATTGGTTGTTGAATTCAGAGGGTTTGTTGTGAATCAAAATCACGTCATCGACCGAATATTCAATGTCCATATAGGCGCTGTAGTTCTGCCATTCACAATTGAATTCAGCTGCAGCGAGATACACGGGATGACACTCACTCGTGATGGAAAACTCATACCGCCGACAAGTTCGGCCATATTGTTGGATTAGCGCTTGAAGAAGCTGAACATCACTGGCGAGCTCACTTTCACCCAACTCTAAACTGATGATGTCCCAATCTCTGTCTGGCAAACGCTCGTTCTGCGCAAGCACCTGAACACCCATCCGATTGAAGATGTTGGCAAATCCCTGTTTGCACCCCGCGTCTTTTGCATTCTGAAATGCATACTTCACGCGCTTACGAAATATCGTTTCAGTTTCCCCAAAGAACCGAGTGATGTTAGCGTCCCATGCCATCAGGTTTAGCACTTTTTCGCTGCAGGTCATCGGGTCAACTTGCTTTAGCGGGAACAACAGCCAATCTCGAATTTTGGTCATGTACCCAAAGGCACCATTGCTCACAAAGTACGGTTCTTTTAGCGCTTCTGATGTCGTGCTTCCGTCTTGCCACCAAGGTGTTGGGGTTTTGCTTAGCTCAGGGGCATGATCACTTCGTTCAGTCATTTGCCAATTCCCGAACTGTCAGAGTCTCCAATCGTGGCTGACTCAAGTCACTGACGATGTCTTGCTGAACCGTACCATTGACCGTGAAGCGAACCGACTCCACCTCTAATACATGGTTGTGCAGTTCGGTCGACAGTTGAGACATGCTAAATCGGCTTCGTGGCCTTGCTCGTGTCATCTCAGGAAATGCTGCCGTTTCACGCATCGTAGAGCGGATTCGGTCCTCTAAATCCGTCAGCACATTTACTTTTTGTTGTTCAGACAAATTCGCGACAAAGACCACATCGGCTTCTAGTCGATAGAGCTCATCCGGTATTGGTTTACAGGTCAACACATCACCATGGCCGTGGAAGCCTTGTTCCATGATTTCATGGTTAAGTTGGTCTATCACCGCTTGGGGCGTTTCGCCCACTTCCATCAAAATGTAGGCGTTGGCGGTACCCGGTGTAATGTGGCCCGTATTCTCAAAGAAGATGTTATCGATTCGAATACCAGCAATCTTTCCAATGATGGAGCAATAGACATCATCAATGTGCCAATTCCCCGCACTAGTAAATGCAGACTGAATACGAATAGCCAGCTCTTCATCGGTTTCGGCATCTGCACCTAAGCGGGTTATCCAGTCTTTATCGTTCACTGCGGCCACGATGCCCGATACTTCTGACGGCAGAATATTGAAGTAACCGGCAGGCAAATTAAAAGCGGTGCCTGCCTCTTCTGCTTCAGCCAATACGTTGCCAACTAACACGCCTTTTTCCAGCGTCGTTTCTGCTAGTACTTTCACTCGATACACCTTGCCATCAATTGGTAAGGTTTGAATGATGGTCTCTGCGGGAATGGTGACCGCCTCTTCTTCGCTGCGCTTGGTCAGTGAAATATGGCCTTGCGTTTTCTCTGCGCTTTTGGGAACGACATCGCGCTCCCATGCTTTAAGCTCTAGTGCCCACCGTTCGGCAGTGCCAACAAACATGTTTGGCATAACATGATTCGCCAGTAAGGTACGGATCAACCAAACCGAAGGCGTAATGACCGCAGAACGTACCCAACGCCAAAATGGTGACATCTCTGAATCGTTAGAAAGCGTACTGCCAGCTGCAGTCACTTCCGCTTTCAGCTTCGCTTCCATTTCGGCTTCCGTTGTCGGAACGCCTGATGCTGAGAGGATTTCAATAAAATTGGCTTTTGGTCGTTTACTCATTCTGAAATCTCAGTTTGAAGGGTTTCACTAAATCCATAGGCTTGCGCCACCAAAAAAACCACACCTGGCGATTGCTCAACCGCCGTTGCCGTTCCGGGTACCACTCTTGAATCCTTCTCGGCTTTTTGCTCAATCTGCAGAAGAACATCAGCGCGTAAGATTGCATTGCGCTCAGCCGCTAGAGTCCTTGCCAAACCGCTTTCCATAATGGCGTGTTTGATGTCTTGAGCGATGCTGTACAAATCGCTGCACTGCGTTGGCTGCTTACCCGCGTCTAACTCCCAACCGCCATCGATCACTTTGATATCAATAAACTGCTTATCCGACATTCAGCTCCTCCCACTCGGCAAGTTCATCTGGTGTCAGAGCGTTAATTGGTGTGATGTACACATCCCTAAACTGGCGAACGTTATGTGTCGATTGTGTTTGCGTCGTGCTCATGTTCTTGACCATCGATTTTGGTAACGACGGCGTATTTTCTGGCCTTTTGTACTCGATGGCCGTTTGCTGCTCTGACTCCAACTCTGGAACCTGCATGCCTGTTTTCTTCGCAAACTCCGGCTCTAGCGCAACGACGTTATGTTGCGTTGGGATCTTTCCGGCAACTTCTGGCGTAAGCTGTAGCACTTGAGGGTTCAACCAAACCACATTACTTTGAGCTTCCCCCGCTTCCGGCATGGAATAAGGCACTTGAAATACTTGTTCGCTTGTAAGATTACTTTGAATTATTGGTTCACTAACTGGCTCAGTTTCTACCGAAGTAAGCGCTGATTGTGGCAATTGTTGAACTTGCTCGTTTGTTGCGGAACTCGCTCGATTCAGCTCAGCAGAGTAAGGAACAAACTTACTTGGCGCGGCTTGAGGGTAAAATGGGTACACATTGTCGGCTTGGGCGTAGTCAGCCACATGCAAAGCAGGTTCGTTCACCGTTTCTTGTTCAACCACCTTCAATGCAGAAGAGCGTTCAACATCTGGCTGAGGCACATCTGGTAACTCACCAGCTCGCCATTCGATATTGACACCTGGGATCAGGTTCAGCATATCAATCACGCCATCAATCGCAGCGACAATGATGTTGAACCACGTCGTGTCTGCGAACGACGCCTTAATCTCATCCCACCAATAGATCATCGCACCGACTGCCGCAATGAGGGCAACCACACCTGCCACAACCCATGTAATTGGGTTCGCCCAAAGCGCAGCATTAAACAGCCAAGCAGACGCCGTCGCCGCAATCGCTTGGATGCGCAGCAGTTTGAGCACGCTGTTAAGTCCGGCCATCGTTACTGCCCAGCCGCCAGACATCATTTTGGCAATGCCCATCGCCATAGAAAGCGACGCAACAACGCCACCTAGTGAAATCGCAGCAATCGCACCGTATCCCATCAGTTCTGCCAAAAGAGGGAATTCATCCGTCCATGCCGTGATGTAGACGATACCATCAGCGATGGAGCCGACTACCGAATTGATGGATGGCAAGATGGCACCAAAAACCGCCGCACGCACGGCAAACCAAGACGCCTCCAGTCGTTCCCATTGGTCGGTCATGGCAGACGCCATTTGCTCAGCTTTGCTCATCCCTTTGATATTTCCTAGGGTTTCCATGCTTGAAGCTAACCCTTGCGTGTCTGCCATCAATAACTTGATTAAACTGACCGCTTCTTCTGAGCCAAAGGCGGTTTTCAGGGCATCGGACTCTGCCACGTCTAACGTGTCACCGAACTTCCCTTTCAACTTGTCGAGAATGTCGAGCATAGGCAGCATTTTTCCTTGGGCATCGACAAATGACAGGTTCAATTTATCTTGTGCACCTCCGACGCCAGCCAAGAACGATTTATATTTCGTCCCCGCTTCACTACCACTCATGGTCGATTGCAAGGTACCCAGAATCGCCATTTGCTCAGACATCGCAATACCTGCTGATGTCGCGTTAGCGCCCACACTGGTAAAGGCACTGCTCATCTCATTACCCGTGGTTTTAAACATCTGCACCGCACTTGCCGTCATGCCAGCCACATCCGCAACCCACTCACCTTTGCCCATCTCTTCGGCTTGGTTTTTGAAGATCCCATACATGGTACCCATGTAACTGGTGATAGTGGCGGTGTCGGCTTTAGTGGCAGCAGCGAGCACACCTGATGCTTTGGTAAACTGTGAAAGTTCATCACCATTCAACCCTGCGATGGCCGATTGAATATCATAAGAGGCCGCGACAAACTCAGTCGCGGATTTGCCATAATCGGCCGCGAACTCCAATGAGGTCTGTTGCAACTGCTTGAGCGCATCATCCGTCACACCAAGCGACTTCACCTCACCCAACTTTCGGTCCATTTCAATGGCAGGCATTAACGCGTTTTGAATGGCAAAGCCCGTCGCCACAAGGCCAGCACCACCCGTCACCATGTCCTGCATACCGCTTTTAGCCGTATCCATTGCTCCGGTGAGTTCATTGCTGATGCCTCGAAGTGGCGCAGTCACTTGGTCGACAAGACCAAGCACCATTTCCAACTTTTCATTCATGAAGGATTACCATCGTTAGCGTTTAAACAGTCTTGAAATGGCAGACATCACTGCCGTTTCAGCTCTCTCTTTTTGGTGTTTGTCTAGCCAAAGTGCACGCGCAAGGCTATGCGGCTCATCGTCCTCATTAGGTAGATAATGACGCCGCAAGATGAGCGCTTGTTCGAGTCCGTTGCTCTCGATGCGCTCAACGTGCTCTTTTAGTTTTTTAGCGTAATCGTCACGCCACCTTTCGAAGCTTCATACACAGTGCCGAACAGCTCCATCGTTAAACCTGGTACTGTGTTAAGCAGCTCGATCAATGCTTCTTTTTGGTCTTTGGCTACCGTGCGTTCTAGGTATGTACGTGCTGGCTCAACCTTTTTGGTGTTGGTCACCGTGTTGCTGTAGTTGTTCGCATCATTCACGCTTGGCGTGAATTTGAAGTCGATTTCACCTACGGTCACTTCTACAGGTTTGCTAGAAAAAGCGGCGGTCTTAGTCATGGTTTTCTCTCTTTGTTTGTTCGTGCTCTGCACGCCAGTTTAAGTAATCAGTTATTTGGCTATCGCACTCATGCAATGCGTGCTTTAGCTTTGGGATATCTTCAGTCAGTGCCTTGGGCCACGTGCCATTCACGAAGGGCTTTGGACAAGGTAGGAGCATGCCCGCAGGTGGCAGTCTGTACTCCACCTCCGTGGCCGTGGGTTCAGTACGGTTCGCGCAACCGCTCAGTAACAGCAGCAGGAACATGACATTCAATGTCTTGCAGTTGGTCAGTAAGGAAACCAATGTCTTCACGTAACTTTGCCTCACTCTGAATCCGATCCCGTTGCCTTTGCACCATCAACGCGTTTTGCCTTGCTGCGTCACCTTTTAATGTGGCAATCGTGTTCAAGTTGGTCTGATTGTCACTGTTGGCTTTCTCAAGCTGTTCATTGGCTCTCGCCAGTCCGGTTTGGCTGACTTGAAGCTTTAATCCAAGCACAAAAATCGTTACCACTAGCGAGGCCAACCCCAACCATTTAATCCACTTCCATGCAGCGAACATACTCAACGCCTCGTCGCGTGACTAAACCAGGCAACTTAACGCCACCGCCATAAACCCATCGCGTGAGTTCATGACATGCTTTCTCATATTCACCAGTCGAAGCGTATCGATAGATTTGGGTCATACTCTTGTCTGAGTTGTGCTTGAACCGTGTACATCCGGTGTTAAACGCGAAGGAAGTAAACGCATCAAACTGCCCTTGTGTCATCGCTTTACCGGACTTCAGCTCTGCAAGTTCAACGCAGCGCTCGGCATCTTGCAGGTTCTTCACCCAGTCTTTCGCGACTTTCTCTAAGCTAACTGGTGCATCAGGGACACCATGTGTATTTCCAATACCGTTGGTCGCTAGCCCTGATGGACATGTGTATGGGTCTAATCGACACCCTTCCGCGTTCCCAGTAATTTCGAGTCCTTGCGGGCTCATTCGAAGTTCACCTAGTGGCTGCCCTTCAATCACCACTTGGCCGGCTGGTTGTACAAACTCATCGCCATACAAGACCGTGCCACCTGTCACCAAGCCGATCACGGCAGCAACAGAGCAAAGAATTTTTTTAGTTATCTTCATTGAGGTAGATCCCCTTTTCTTTCGCGATATTTTGCATAGCACGTTTGTGCCAGATATTGGCGATAAGCGCAGAGACGCCCACAAAAATGGACACCCACTGCTCAATACTCAAGTAGCCAAGAAACACACCTACACCCGACATGAGGTAAGCAAGGTAAGAGGTTATTTTTTCAAACCAATCATGAAACCATGAATTCATCACCCCTCCCTTTCGGCTTGGCAAGGGGTGCAGTATTGGCACCCCGCTACCTTTTTTTGCCGAGCTTCGGGGATAGGCTCACCACATTCTTTGCAGTGTGTGCGGCTTGCAATCTGCCCACTCGACTTAGCCCTTGCTCGTTGGTTGTCCAACGCCATTTGCTGGAATTGGGCTTCTGTTTTTGCGGCATCATCAATCACATCCATAACGTTCCTTAGTTGATAAGACCGCGCGTATCTTCTGGTGCGAGGTAGTCAACACCATTGATTTTCACGAACAGAGGACTTGTCACAAAACCTTTGATTTTGCGCGTAGATTTGTCGCTGCTTTCTGGGTCAATACCGATAATGTCCGCAAGCACCCACTTCACACCGAATAGCTCGACCTTGTCTTCATCTACACCATTGTCGGCATAGAACAAGATGTCATCGGGCTTAATACCGCGATAACTGCCTGCTGCGCGTGCCGCTTTGTGAACCTTTTGGAACTGAAGCAAATCGAGTTCAATTTCAACATCACAGCCTACTTTGCCGTCGGTGTATCCATCCGTGACACCGCGTGTATATGCCGCTTCTGATTCATCATTGATGGTTGCCGTGGCGTTCTTTACGTGAACATATTCACCAAACAGCGTCGTATCGAAGCTGCGGCCAGAAAAGCGTGCTGTCATGATGTCGCTCCTTGTTTGACAGAAATGGCGATGGTGATTTTTACTGGGCATTCATAAGGACGAACGCTCATGTAAATCTCAACATCGGTTGAGCTCACCCACTTAATGTCGATGTCTTCATCTTGTGGCGGCTTGATTTCACCCGGCACACCCGTCAGTGCCATTTGGCGCAAATCTTTGGTGAAGTAGAGCTTCGCTGCTGCAATGCTTCCGGGCGTAGAGTTGAGTTTGCGATCGGCAATTCGAGCAATGGCGCGGATGCGAACTTTGCGAGCGGCTTTCATCGCAACACGAATGTGTCGAATATCATGAAAATCTCCACCTGGCGCATCCAACGTGCGACCAGTAGTCCAATACTGACCTGGGTAATCTGGGTAAGACATAGGCACCGCTAGGCGATTCTGCTCTAACATTTTCAGCGTGGCCAAATCCAACACAACACCATTCTTGTCTTGCATCAGTTCGGTATCACCGAGAACGCTGCCCGTTTGGACTCGTGCTGGAGAGTCTGCAATCGAGACTTCTTTATTGGATAAGCGGCCTGCATACTTGCCGAGTGTGTCGCCACCTTTATGCACATTAGGTACTACCGAGATGTATTCACTTGCCACGTCTTTTGGGATAGCTACCGTGTCAATCAACCACTGCGCCCAATCTTGGCCTTCTGCACCATGGTTAATGGCTGGAAGCTGACAAAGAACACCCACTTCACGTCCTAGCGAGTTTTTTAGCTCATGGCGCAGTGCCACCGCTTGCTCTAAAAACTGTTTGTTCTCTCCATTAAAACCGAGTACGACGAATTCAAAACTGGATACTTCATTGGCTTTTTTAGCGGCATCTTCCCATGAATCATCGGCATCGATGATCATCACGCCAGCCGTCCAACCCTGTTTGCCATTGAGCTGTGCTGCTTTGACAATTGCCAAGCCTTGCTCGCTGGCATCACTAAGGACCGTGTCGAGTTCTGAAGTGGAATCAACCATGATGAGGTTGCGAACATCCCCTGCAACCGTACCGCGAACGACAAAGAGGAAGTGATTCTCAATGTCAGCGATAGGGCCGTTCATCAGGTTCATTATTTTGATAATAACGCTAGGCCATGCCATGTTATTTGCTCCTGTTGCGCTTGAGTTCTCGCTTGACCATGATTGCCAGTCTTCTTTGGCTAATCCCTATCAGGCGTCGTTCTGGTCTTCCTACTTCCCAATCTCGCGCTGGCGTTTTGCTTTCCAGTTCTTGAATGGTTTTTGCCGCTTCACCAACCGTCATGTTTTCTCGGATCCATGCAAAGGTTGGTTTCTTGCCTCTTTTCTGTCTGCCTTGAGGCTGAAGGCGAAAATCTAGATCACGCAGAGCACGTGCCTGTTCGCGGGTCGCTGGGTCGGTGCTTTTCGGTTCACCTTGCTTCTTTGCCTGTCGCTTTCGTGCCGACAATCCGCTTTTTTGCGCGATGCCATGATGATGTTCATAGGCCACTCGACCGCGAGCACTCGGCCAACCCACGATTAATGTTCGGTTGTTGTTTCTTTGATAATGCTTGAGCTTACGAGTGAAGCCTTTCAGCATTTTCTTGCGTCCTTTCTGGCGTTGTTTCCACGCCTTTCCTTCTGGGTCTCGTTGGGCTCGAATGTTCTTTCTGGTTATCTTGACGATTTGAGGGCCAATTCGTTTAAGCAGCTTTTGACGCGCTTTTCTGTCAAGCCCTAAAAGCTTGAGCTGCTCTTTGACTCGAAGCAGACTGCGCTTTTCATAGTCAATCTCTAACATCGGTCACCACGTCACGGAGGTTTTCCGCCACCCAGATTTCATACTCAGCAACCTTCCACTTGTGTCCACGCCAAACGATGTCGCCTTCTGGGTCTTTGACCAACTTGATAGGCTCTTCAAACACCACTTGAATCAATACTTCGGCGCTGCTTTCGTCTTCCACCACAACATCAATGTCTGGGTCTCGCAGTTCTCCAAGTGTGTCTTCCCTATCAGGGTCGTTATCCATCAACCAGGCGGAGACATTGGCAAAGAGCACAGCAGGGTCAAACTTTTTAAAAGGAAGACGCTCAATCACAAATTCTGCGACATAACGTTGCTGAACAATGTCGATACCATTGCCTTGATTGCGAGGCGTCAGCATGAGCTCAATGCTGCCCATCTCCGCATCCATACGTTTGGCAATTTGCTCGCCAACACAACTTGCGATATGGGCTCTTAATGCCTTCATTTTGTAGCCAACTCGGTACGTCATATCAGCTCCACTGTAGAACGACCTTTTCCGTAAATATCGCGGATGATGCGTTCACTCTCTGCAAGTAGTTCGTTCTTCACTTCTTGGGCACGCTCGGCCATGTGCTCCCCTTCTTTTTTCTGACTGACGGTTGAGAAGTCAGGAAGAAGATCCGCTTTTGCTCGGGCGAACACGGCACTTTGGTATTGAATAACGATGCGGTTTTTTCCATGCACTTTCGGGAATACTTCGATGGCTTCCGCTTTCTCGATACCTTGTTCTAACTGGCGTTGCTTGAACGCCTCCAACTGCTGATTAACCGAGGCTATCGCATTGACCAATGCATGAACGATTCGCTCATCGTCTTGCGCTGCTGGCGTACCGCGAAGACGCTCAAAATCCCCGGCTTCGATATCAGGCCAAAAGCCATCGTTTCCGATGGTCGTGGTTTGATAGTCGTTATCGTCAGCTGTAAACATAAGTACCTTGTTTGAATAAGTGCGCCTCTAGCCACTGAGTCGACGGCATAGAAATGAACTCTCTGAGTTATTTCAGCCTCGTCAGTCGAGGCGCGGTGGCATAGGAGCCTATTTAGTTAGAGGTTGTCGCCAGTCTCTAACGCTCGGATACGTTGGTCGATGTTATCGATCATGGTGCTTACCCCAATCGCGCTGTATTGCTCATGCGCATTTTGAAGATGGGTTCGCGCTGTCTGTAGCGTGTCGATATCCCCCACCGACGCGGCGTGGGGTTTACCTTGCTCATTTCGAAGCAAGTGTAAGCCGGCGAACTTCAACCATTTCGCCGTCGGCTTCTCGTTGATACGCCACACTTGGGTGACCTTCTCGAAGACCAGGGAGAAATAAGGTTCAATGGACTGGCCTTTGTCTGCCATTCGCTCTGACCAGGCCAATACTTCATCGGCGCAAAAGGTCGCAAAATCACGCTTGAATCGCTCGGGCGTGTCGAGCCCGCGCTCGATGGCGATGTCACACCACTTGATGGCCGTTTCTAAATCTTCGATATCAAAGAGCCAAATCACCATTTGCGCAAACAGCGGGTTATCGAACTGCTCGTCGCCGGCGAGGTAAGCTTCAATTGCATCACGATATTTAGGGACCAACACTTCGCGTTTGTGGTTCACCTTTTCGTCTTTTCGATTGAAGGTTTTGAGTACCTTCAAATCGCTGTCGAGTTCGGCGAGCAGCAAGTGCAAACTGTTTGGATTAGCAACACACTGCGTTTGAGCTGTCGATTGCTTTTGTTGTTTTGCCAAGGCCTCTTGGCGCAACTTGGCTAATGGGCTGGCCATACATTACCCCTTCGAAGGTTCAACAACGGTCACGTCTTCAATCGCGGCAAATTTGTGGTAGTTGCCGACGGCATAACCTTCCATACGAATATGGTTAGATTCGAAGCGAAGTCGATCCGTGTTGTTCTCTTGCTTACGCCACTGAGTGCCTGTTTGCGTCAAGATTTGCAGATTTTTTAGGTTGGTGACCCAAATTGCGTTCGCAGGGAAAAACGGGGGTGTATAAGCCTTCTTGCCCGCAATCGTGTTAGCAAGAGATTGAGCGGCTTTGTGCTCGGTAGGCGTGTCTGCCGACTCCAACAAACGATGCTGCTCAGCTGCCACCAGGTTAGAGCCAATAATCACGACCAAATCATCATCTTGGCGGTGTTGCTCTGCTATGGTGGTGTTAATCAAATCTTGAACCAGTGAATCCAGATTTTTATACGAGCCGTCTGTTTTACCTGTCGCATCCAGTTTTGCAGCCGGAAGTACTTGAGCCGCTTTTTTCTCTTTGACGATGGCCAACCAACCTTTGTTGACGTCTTGACCTAGAGGGTTATTCACCGGATCGGTCACCGTCGCAATACTCGTACCATTAAAACCGATACGCAGCATATCTAACGCAAAACGTTTAGCGATGGCGCTTTTCATCAAATTAAGCCACTGGCCCTTACTGCCAGAATTAATCCATTGCGTCATCAGCTCCCAAGGGATATGGCAACCTGAATCGGTTTTTACGAGCTCGTAAGTATTGCCTTCTTGGTCGACATCCACACTGAAACGGCCATCAGCACGACCCGTGGCAAGACCATCTAAACCCACATCAATGACCTGACCTTTGATTTGTTCGACCAAACCACTGTGGATCATGCCAAGAAAGGCATGGGAATGTTTCATCGCGTCACGCAGCTTGGTTTCCATCACCGGCGTGATGCTAAACATCTTAGAGCCAGCAGCCGCACCAGCCGCTTGAACCGTCACGTCACAGAACTCTTGAATACATTGAGTAGAAATGGCATTTAACATTAATACATGTCCTTAGCATTGAATTTATTAGCATCATCGCCGCCATGACCTTCTTCACCAGGCTTTTGCCCTGGGACTTCTTGCTTAAGCTCGGCGAACTGGGTTTCTAGGCTCTTTACTTGCTCGGTGACGGGCGCGAGCTGCTTCTCCAATTCACTGGATAACTGCTCTAAAGAGAACGTTGGAACTTCGCCTTCAGGGACAGCTTCAGGTTCATTAGGCGTTTGCGTTTGCAGGTTAAACTCTTGCTTGAGTTCATCCTTTAGCTCACCTTTCATGATGCCGAACTGCTCTTTCAGGGCAGCGTTGAGTTGTTCTTCGGTCACTTCTTCTTCCTCTGGTTCAGGTTCCGGTTGTGGCTCTGGCTGTTCGTCACCAGAATTGAAAAAGGCATTACACAGAGCAAAAAAGCGATCGGTTTTGGAATAGCACTCATCCAGATTGATGGCTTCCAGTTGGCTACAACTGAGCTCTGTGGTTTTACCGTCTTGTCGTGAAAACTGAAGTAATGACACACCAGACGATGCCGGGGAATCGGTCACGGCTAACCCCGTTAGGTAGCACTTTCCTTGCCCTTTATAATCTGGATTGGGTTCAATGGAGGTAAACAGCTTCTGCCCAAGCTTATTGGCTTCAAGTAAGTATTGGTTAGGTTCAAGCTTGGCAAACAAGCGCATTTTGCCGTCCACTTCTTCAGCTTTAACTTCAAGCACTCTGCCCCAGTTACTGCCGTAACCGGCAAAGCGTTTATGCTCTGGCCAAATCAACGCGGTGTATTCACTCAGGGCATAGTTCTCGGCAATCTGCGTGAGCCATTCTCGGGTGATCTTACGACCATCAACCGTTGGCCCTTCGGTTGCTACAATTTTCCAATCACTGATTTTTGCCATTTGAGTGTGTACCTAATTTTCATTGGTCAGTTCGTGTTTTGAGGTTTCACAATACGCCTTTGAATCGACCCTTTCAGCCAATTCAATTCCGACCAATTCGGATAGGAGCGATAACGGAAATCATCCGAACTTTGCTATGCAATTTAAGGCGTGAACAGGGCTTATGATGGGCACATGGCATATACATCCGAAACACGACATGCAGCCCGAGCCCTGTATTTAAAGGCTTGGACACCCAAAGAAATCGCTTCCGAATTAGGTTTGAACAGCACCCGAATTCTTTATCACTGGGCTGACAAATACGGATGGCGTGACATGCTGCGCGAGCAAACAATAGATGAGTCCATCGCGCGCAGAATTGAAACCTTACTCGAACTGGAGAACCCTTCTAAAAGCCAACTCGATATGCTTGATAGGCTCATCAAGCACCATGTTCAACTCAAAAAACACCACGCTCAAACTCAGCCCGAGGCTGAGAAACGCGCCACGAATGAAACAGAACCTGCAAAGAGCACTCAAGGGAAAAAGGCGCGTTCTACTAAGAATGACGACAAGCAGAAAAAGAAGAAGAGTAAAAAGAAAAACAGCATCGCTGAGCTGACCAAAGAGAACTTCGCGACCTGGCATGAATCGCTCTTTGAATATCAGCACACGATGCGTAACAACCTGCACCAGCGTACACGTAACATTCTGAAATCACGTCAGATTGGCGCGACCTACTATTTTAGTGGTGAGGCGCTAGAGGACGCGATTTTGACGGGTGACAACCAGATATTTTTGTCGGCGTCTCGCGCCCAGGCAGAAGTATTTAGAAGTTACATCATTGCGATTGCTCAAGCGTTCTTAGGCATCGAATTGAAGGGCAACCCGATCATTCTCTCAAATGGCGCAGAGCTACGCTTTCTCTCGACCAACTCCAAAACCGCGCAAAGTTATCATGGCCACGTTTATGTGGATGAGTACTTTTGGATCCCTAAATTCGATGAACTCAACAAACTCGCGTCCGCCATGGCGACCCACAAGAACTGGCGCAAAACCTACTTCTCCACCCCTTCGGCTAAAACGCACCAGGCTTACACCTTTTGGACGGGCGACCAATGGCGCCAAGGTCGAGATACCCGCGCCAATATTGAGTTTCCGAGTTTTGACGACTATCGAGACGGTGGACGTCTCTGCCCAGACAAGCAGTGGCGTTACGTGGTCACGATTGAGGATGCCGCTGCAGGCGGTTGTGAACTATTTGATATCAATGAACTGCGCGACGAATACAGCAAAGACGATTTCGATAATCTGTTTATGTGTATCTTCGTCGATGGCGCCAGCTCGGTCTTTAAGTTCTCAGCCCTTGAGAAAGCCATGGTCGACATTAGCCGTTGGCAAGACTTCAAGCCCAATGACAACGATCCCTTCGACCGGCGTGAAGTTTGGTTAGGTTACGACCCAAGCCGAACCCGAGACAACGCTTGTTTAGTTGTGGTGGCCCCGCCTATTGTCGCCATTGAAAAGTTCCGAGTCTTGGAAAAGCACTATTGGCGTGGGTTGAACTTTCAGTACCAGGCTCAGCAAGTCTCAAAAGTGTTTGAGCGTTACAACGTGAGCTATTTGGGCATCGATACCACAGGCATTGGCGCGGGTGTGTATGACTTACTCAGTAAAAAACACCCACGAGAAACTGTGGCCATTCAATACAGCAACGAAAGTAAAAACCGATTGGTGATGAAGATGATTGATGTGGTCGAAGCCAATCGCATTCAATTTGATGCTGAGCATAAAGACATTGCTATGGCCTTCATGGCCATTAAGCGAGCGACCACCAACAGCGGTAACAACATGACCTTCAAAGCCGAACGCAGCGAGTTAACTGGCCACGCCGATGCATTTTGGGCGATTTCACACGCTTGCATTAATGAGCCGCTCGACCACTCAGAAAAACGCAAATCAACTTGGCAGATGTAACTCTATGACTGAACAGAAAACAGAAACGATCACGAAAGAAAGCACCAATGATGAAAGCTTGATGTTTAGCTTTGGTGAGCCTGAGATCATGAATCGTGATTTTACCAACTACGATTACAGCGAACTGTATTACAACGACGATGGCGACTATTGGGAGCCGCCACTTGATAGAATGGGCTTAAACAAACTCACGCGAGCCAACGCCTATCACGGCTCTATCTTAATGGCTCGCCGGAATATGATTTCAGGTCGTTACATCCAAGGTGGAATGCAGAAGCAACAAATGCAATCGGCCGTGCATGACTTCTTAGAGTTTGGTGACACGGCACTGCTTAAGCTGCGTAACTATTTAGGAAAAGTCGTAGGCCTTTGGCCTATTCCGACTATGTATTTACGAAAACGTAAGAATGGTAATTTTGCTTTCTTAGAGCGTGGCGACAAACAGAAGAGTTACAAGAAAGAAGACATCATTTTCATCAAGCAATACGACCCTGTCCAACAAGTCTATGGTGGGCCAGATTATCTGGGATGTGTTCAATCCGCATTACTTAGCCAGGACTCCACCACCTTTCGCCGCCGGTACTATAAGAACGGTTTGCACATGGGTTTTATCTTCTACGCCACCGACCCAAACCTCAGCAAAGAAGATGAAGACGACCTAAAAGAGAAGATGGCTTCTAGCCGCGGAGTGGGTAACTTCCGCTCGATGTTCATCAATATTCCGAACGGTAATGAGCGAGGCATACAGCTCATACCCGTTGGCGATATCGCCACCAAAGATGAATACGAAAAAATTAAGAACGTCACTGCTCAAGAAGTGATAACAGGTCACCGCTTCCCTGTAGAACTGGCCGCCATCATTCCAAATGGTGGGACCCGTGGTGATCCCATTAAATTCGATTACGTCTACTGCAAGAATGAAGTCATTCCGGCTTGTGAGATGTTCATGGATGCCGTTAATGGTGATCCGGAAGTGCCGGAAAGTCTGCATTTAACCTTTAACCTGGACAACATTGCCACGTAGACACAGTGACATTTTTTGCAATTTTGTTTTTCGTTGCAATTCACGCTCTGCCCTTGTCTCACAAGGGCAGAGGCGATACGAAACTGATCATCGAAAAAACACAAATGATCATCAAAAACCTGACCTAAAATACAGAAACCAATACATTTCAATCACTTAAAAACACAAAACAGATCAACACTGATCGTCAAAATTTCAATTTATTGCAATTTTTTGCACTCTTCGCAATTTTGTTAGGCGCCCTGTAAGCCATGCTCAGCTCTTCAATTATCCCCCATCCCCCGTTATTCCTAAAGGGCTCGCGGCTTATTAGCTTTCTATTACGGTCGCAGAATTTCGCTGAAATAGAATTGCGAAAAAATGAGATCAAAAACGTCGCAGGCGGGTAGGAGGAGTGCGTTTTTGGTGATGTATTTGTACTTTAGCTGACTAGTTAGTAGATATAAGTTGCTGTGTTCGCTTTTTTAAATAACCCCACCATTGTTCCATTCACTTTCAAAAACAACAATTGCACAAAAACAAAATATAAATCACAACTTTCATTTTCAGACAAATAAAACATTTTTATCAGTTCTATCTTTCAGATTAATGTAAACGGGATGTTAAATTTACACATCATTAATTTTAAAATTTAAAACATATAGGTCTTTTAATAATGAAACTAACAACAACTTTATTGGCTACCCTTATTTTTGCTTCAACAGGCGCTATTGCTAATACAACAAAATTAACTGAACAAGATGAATTATTAATTCAACGTGCAGAAAGCACGCAATTTCGTTATTGTGTAGATAAACAACTTGAAAAACTTACGAAATCACCTCAGTTGCAAATCGAGCTAGGACGTAAATATGAGCACGCGGTAGATATTATTGACATGTACAGTGACAATATACCTAATCATTCTCCAATTCCATATTCAACAAGTACTGCTGCTATGATGTTAGTTGCGAGCTGCATTGCACCAGCAACAAATTAATTTATATTTCAATTTTTATCAGTTCTATCTTTCATATTGATGTGAACGGAATATTAAATTTACACATCATTAATTTTAAAATTTAGAAACTTATAGGTCTTTTAATAATGAAACTAACAACAACTTTATTGGCTACTCTTATTTTTGCTTCAACAGGCGCAATTGCCAATACAACGAAATTAACTGAGCAAGATGAATTATTAGTTCAACGTGCACAAACAATAAACTTTTACAGCTGTGTACAGGCACAATACGACAAAATGGAAGAAAACCGAGAATTGCTAGCTAAACTACGTGACAGTTTTCAAACTATGCAAGGCAATATTCTAGATTTGGCTGATTCTCGAGGCCATACCATAGGTCGTGACAGTCAACCTGAATTTTCAGTAGACGATGCTGCTATCATGATAATTGCGAGCTGCATTGCACCAGCAAGAAATTAACTTATTCATACTTGAATTTTGACCTCTAAGTTTTATTTAATAGGAAGAACCATGAAAATTCTAACAGCAATCACCACTTCTATAATTTTATTATCTCCATTTTCTGCCAATGCCTATGATGCAGACGAACTATTTCAGGAATGTGTAAAAGATAGTTTCTCCAATTTACATAGATTCCTAGAATATAATTATAAACAATGCCAAGATAAAACTAGATGCCCTCTGCTACAACGTGACCTTGGTAATATCGAACGAGTATGGGCAGCTGAAGATGTTATATTTAGGGAAATACGACTGCATTATAACGCTTCAACAATAACTCATTGGGGGGATTCTGTAGGTCTTAACGAAGCGAACACCCGTGAATTGATAATTAGAACAGTTAATAAGTGCGGTATTAGTTTCTAATTTTCAGAGAAAAACGGTCAATATAATGTAAAATAATCTACAAATAAAAAGAGTGGCTTATATCCACTCTTTTTATTTATTCGCCAATAATTTTTAAGCTTCAATCTGAATTAAAGTACTTTTCTGACATAAAATCTGGTCAGCATGACCCCATTCTTACCATTTACTAACAGGTTTTTTGCCCTCCACCACGCTAGCAGAATTTCACTGAAATAGAGTTGCGAAAAAATGAGATCGAAAACGCTGCAGGTGGGGAGGAGGAGTGCGTTTTCCGTGGGTTGGGCGTACTTTCGGTGGGGCTTTGAGACAGGCGTAAAAAAGCCACCGAAGGGTGGCTATTGGAGGTAGTTACACTTCAAAATTGATATTAAGCAAATCTACGACTGAAGATTTGCAATTTCTTTTACAAATTCATTTAATGTCAATGTAATGTGTTTTTTGAACAACTCGCCAGTTAAACGCTTACCGTTGATATCAGCGATTTCATAATCTGATTTTTCGTGCTCTACACTATCATTTACTTTGTATGACTTTGATATGAGTTCGGAGCCGTTTGAATCAACGACTGTATATGTAACTTCAAAGTTTGCTACAATCTCTTGTTCGTTTGAAGCGAAACCTAAAGTCAATGTTTCTTTTAGAAGAGTTTCACCAATTAGATCTTCTACAGTTACAGGGCCTTCACCATCAAATGCTTTAATATGAGCGACAACTTTATAGTCACCTTCTCCTGAATTAACAACAAGCGCATTACTAGGTAGTTGAGTGGCTAGAATTTGATTGAAATTATTTATTACTGTGCGTGTTGAACCATTCAAACGAGCTTCTGAAATTTGCATCGTGGGTAACATTTCACCATCAACAAACACCCCATACTCAGGTGCTTGATATGTAATCTCATAAGCAACTTTTTTTTGCTCCATGATTTGAACATCATGAGCCTTAACATGAGGCATATCAACTTGGCCTGGTGTCGCACAACCCACAAGTGTAGCTACAGCCACAATCGATGCTAGCTTAGTCAGTTTGTTCATTACTTAATCCCTAATATTAATGATTAACTCACTTAAGTACGATGCACAATATAAAATTTGTTTTATTTTGCATAATACAAAAATTGAGTTGTAAAACAGTTCGCGGATTTCAGTCGCACTGGCGACTGAAATCCGCGGTTTATTAGACTAGGAAAGTTCTGCATTTAAATAGAGAACTTTTCTATCTAGTAATCTTATATAAGAAATGATACACATTGATATGCTACATGTTCAATAGTCAATCTGTCGATTATGATTCATCACTTCACAAAATATAGAATTTTTCTGAAATAGAATTGCGAAAAGATGAGATCGAAAACGTCGCAGGTGGGGAGGAGGAGTGCGTTTTCGGTGGGTTAGGCGTGCTTTCGGTGGGGCTTTGAGACAAGCGTAAAAAAGCCACCGTAATTGGTGGCTAGGTGGGGAAGTTACACTTCGACCTTAATACTTAACAACTTTTAACGCTATCACTCTATTCGGTAGTCACTAGTCTTCGGCTCCCGCATCCCGAGAAACCACTTTCCTAGCGTTGACTTCGTGTCCCACCAATTTATTTGACGTCTGTACAGGAAATCAGCAACATGACTCTTCAATTCATCATCAGACATCTGATCATATACATCCCCCGACCTTAAAACATCGAAAATTTGCTTTGCGTATCGTTTATCGCTCTTCCGGTCAATTGGAGAAGATAGAAGAGAAATTACTGGTCCAAATATCATCAAAGTAAAAGCAACCATTCCCAATAAAATTGCAATGAAAAGCAAAACTGTATTTTTTTGCATCTCAGAGCGGGCTGGACTGTTTTCTATATCAAACACTCTCGTGTTAAAGCCTGGTCCCGAAACTACAACATCTGGTTCGCTTTGCCCCTCAAATAAAATACCGAGCCTCATAGCAACCTCGGATTTTTCAGTCCTATTAATTGAGACTGCATTATATGAGAACCTATAACTACCGTTTTCAAGCTCATATGGTTTCGTTTCTTTAACCAACTCTTTCATCTCCTTTTCACCATGAGCGAAGTGAGACAAATGAATAAACGATTCACCTTTCTTTGGCTTGACTTCAATTATTATCGGAATATCTTTGAATGCTTTATCGCTAAAGTTAACCAGAGATATTTCAAATAAACCAATAGATTCCTTAGCTTTGTCATTTACCTTAATTTCTACTTTCGTGTCTGGAAATTTAGGTTTTGACATATAATTACTATCAAAATTCGTATGGACATCTATTTTTGGTATTTCAGTTTGCTTACCAAAAAAGTACTGTTGTCCAACAATAGCAAGTAAGAAACTTACTGTAGCCACTACTAAATTTTTCCACAATTCTGACACTAACATTTCCTTCTTTTTTGTATGACAGCTTTATATTCAGGAGACACACAAAGAGAGGATACACATTCTCAGCGAGCATAATCAATAACTTACCTTTAACCAACCCCCGATAAGCTCACAAAAACCGGAGTGATAACTAACAGTGCGCTCACTATGGCTAATCTGTGTAAATACGCCCATCTAGAAAGACAAAAAGGCAGCGTTGAAAGCTGGTAGAACTGTATAAATCCTCACCATAATTTAGTACCATGAGCTTATCATTTCGATAGGTTCATGGTGTCATATGAGAGTAATTTGCCAGGAGTGTGGCGAGAAAGCCCGTATACAAAAAACAAACCGTATTTCAGCGGGTTATAGCGATTTATATTGTAGTTGTAGTGACCCTGAGTGCGGCCATACCTTCGTGATGAACCTTTCCTTCAGCCATACTCTTAGCCCCTCTGCAAAAACAACTTCGCAAATGGCCTTTAGCCTGGTTAAAGCACTAGGCCCAGAACAACAGAAAGAGCTGAAGCAACAGCTCTCGATGCTATAGCTTAAATTCAGGGCTATCCGCCTCATCGGCCATTTGAATGATCATTTCGATGGCTTCCACCTTATCGTTATCAAGCTTGCCTTGATTATCTGCGACAACCAATCCCATCAAATACGCCCCGATCTGCGCTCGGCTTTCAGTTTCTGTACCCAATGCTACCCCGTCTATGATTAGCTCTAATGCTTGTTGAAATACTTGATTTTTATCAGACATATCGAGATCCCTAGTAATGACATAAGAAATATACTGTATATACATACAGCATTCCAGTGGGGCATATCTCTTTTTTAGGCTCTCTCACACGTAAATTAATGTGGACTTGATATCATTTCCGCCTTCATGAAGCGTTCCCATTCGGGATCACTCCTATCTAATTCCATTTCTAGGAAAAATTTATCGATGATTTGTTGGCCTTTGGGTGAAATTCTACAGTTATTGCCACTGGACCAAGGTCGGTCGCTCCCGCTCCCTTCAGAAGCCTCCGACAAGTCGGAGTCTTTCTTAACGAGTTTCCATTCCGTTTCCCGTGTATAAACAACCAAACCGGACCCTTTCACCCCATCGGTTACCTCGACAATTTCACCGTATTTGTTTTCTCTTTCCTTTTTAACCAACTGGATCGGTCGCTCAGATGAACGAAGCCGGTGCCCGCCCATGTAATCCATATAAGCCGAGAAAAAGCCGTTGTCGGCCGCCCTTCTTGCTTTCTCAAATAGGCAGTACTCTTGTTCTTCATCGATGCGGCGAAGCTCACGCCAAATCGTAACTGGTGGGGTTTTCTGGAATTGGAATTGACGAAAACAAAATGTACGCGACCAGGCGGTCACGTTTTTCACGGTCTCTTGAAGCTTCGCTCTTTTGTTGTCTAGATCGGTTTCACCTTCAAGCGCATAACCATCAACGTTCTTTGATATATATTTGGCCAGATAAGCAACGGCACCGCCTGCCGACTTATCGATCAGTTTTGCCTCGAATCGCGCCTTAATAGCTTTTGTTCTTGGGGAGCCATCTTCGAAATAAAGCTCTCCGTTTTCTCTGAACTGATAAGACTGAAGCCCTGCAACAAACGGTTTTACGTGCTCAAGAGGCATAAAAAACACACCATGCCAGTGCGGTGTTCCGTCTTGATGAGGCTCAACAACCCTCATACCGTAATAAGTCAATTCACGATAATCCGCCCAGGCTCTAAACAAGTTCCAACCTTTGCTTAACCAAGCATGCGCGTCTTTTGGATTGCCGCCATCGAACTTAGGATTTTCTACCCAGTATTTACCGTGCTTTTTAAGCCTATGAAAACGACTAGGTGCCGTCATCGTGACAAATACAGCCACATGATCATTGCTCTCTGCATATTCCTGACAACCAGCAATACGAGTCATCAGTTCATGTCTTCGATTAGCCGGGTTACTTTGGGACGAATCAATGACGGTTTTAAGATCAACCACATCGCCACTCTCTGATTCAATGGCCATGAGCTCAATCCACTCTCTTTGGCGGTCCTGCCGAATGGTTAACCACTCACAAGCCGCATTGGACGCATAAGGAGAGCTGTGTGGCGAAACCATACCTGCAGCACGGCGAGCATTCTCAAATACAGCCACTACGATGCGGCTAATAGCTCTGCGCCAAAATGCTTCGTCCATCAGTCGACATGCCATTGCGAATGCCTCATGAAAGTTTTCCGCATGAGTAAAACCTGGGAACCATAAAGAAGCACCGGTGTATTCGTTAATAAACTGGATACTTTGCTCTGGCGACATACCATGTTCAGAAGCCAACCTGATTCGATTACCACAACGCCCAGCCATTTCTATGGCCAGCTTAGCGATTTTGATTTCGCTATCGACTTTCCACCATGGCTCGGGTAATACAGAAAACGCTGCCGCAACCGCGCTGCTTCGCTTTTCAATAAAGTCTAACGCACGCTTAAACCCGTACTTCTTCAACCTACTAGCAGAAGCTTTATCGATATAGTTTCGAATGTCATATGGCAATTTAAGTCTGTTGGCCGTAGTCGACGCAAACTCAAAGACCCTTTCTCTTGGCGTCAGTTTGCCATCATGAACCCACTCGCCATTGATATAAGAAAGTTGGGATGTACCTTTTTGGTTATCCAGATAAGAAAGCAACTCCCGATGCAGATTGCTCGGGAGTCGATTGAGAGGATTAGTCGAGTTGATTTTGTGTTTTATCATGGTGTTTAGCGGTGCGTTATTTCACGATTCGGGAGCCGCAAAGACTTTTGCTTTAACTTCTCAAGCCATAGTCTTTTGCGTCGTTCTCGTGGCGTTTCGTTTGCTTGCCTTATCGCAGCAAACTCTTTGCGCAATCTTTCTAAACAAATAAGGCCTCGCTCTTTGTCTTCCTTAGTTAACGAGTAATGTTCTAAGTCAGGGCAAGGCAAGTGGCATGGTGGGGTAACAGTTTTAGCACTCATATCTCAACAAACTCCTGAGTATCAACGACGATAAAACCACCCTCGCCTTCACCTTCACTCAATACACCGTAGCGAACGTGATTACATTTGAGCTGCTCGCAAGCCTGCTGTATCGCCTCATCCATGCAATCAAAATCCCCAAGAGTGGTGGCTTCCAGCTCTTGAGTATGTTTGTGGCGCTTCATTGCGCCATCACCAAATAAACGAATCGCAACGTACTCCATCAGGCAACGTCCCTCGCTGCGGCAAACTTCTCAATATGCTTGATTGCTTGATCACGAATGTCTTTCCAAATTCGAACATTGGCGATCTGCTGGCACTCATGGTCCTTAATAATATTGTTTTGATATTTATGAGCATTGATAGCCGCGATGTTATGAATATGAATCGCTTCCTCAAGCGTGTTTAATTCAATCTTTATCATGGTAAAACTTCCTTTGTTCGTTAATGAGTTAGGCAAGTCCGGGGACGGCGGCACCATTGGCGACCAAATCCACACTCATGGCTAAGAATGGGGAAACGCCTTTCGTGCGGCTTTCGATATCGTTGATAAGAAGCACAAGGTTGCTAATGCCCGCCTGTGCCTTTTGGATGATGATGTGCTTGTTGGTGCGGCTTAGACGATCATTCCCTGCATGTTCTAGAGCCATGCGAGATAAATCACCCGAGTGCACCGCGTTTTCTAATGCGCGTTTAATGAAAGTTTCTTCACTCGCATCATTTGGGATTTGTGCAGTTACTACACCAAGGCCAAGCAAAAGGCTATTAAGAATGGTGAAGTTGCCACTGGCCTTGGTGATCAACACAAGCTCTACATTGGTAAGGATGTGCGGTTGCTCTGGGTTAAGCTTGTTGCGCAGCATAGTGGCATTCATACCCACTGCTTTTGCCAACTTGGTCATGTTCTCCGAGTTCGCAAATGCACAGCACGCTTCGTTAAATGCTTTTTGTTTAGAGCCACGGAATTCGCACATTGAGTCAATTTCGTTCATAACCAATACTCAATTGAAGACAAACGGGATGAAAACGAGACCCCAACCAAGAATATTGAGCCACAGCGGACAATACTCTTTGGTTGGAATCAGGGAAGATAAGCGCATGGTTATCAACCTAAGTTTTGCATGGCTTCACGTGTCGCGATTTCCAGTAAAGCCACCATATTGATCAATGGTGTTTCTTTACCTTTTGCTTTGGTTTTAATAGGTAAGCGACCATCTGCAACCCAATCCATGATGGTGCGTTTTGGCATACCAGAGAACTGAGAGTATTGGTCGTACGTCATGAAAGGCGTATTTAGGACTACTTGATATGAGAGCATAGTGCTATCCTGTTACGTTAATGAGTGTTTTACTTCGGAATGTAGAGTTGCACCTCGACATTCACCCTTGAGCAAAGATATTAGATCGTTTATGCGTGAACAACAAGATAAAATACACCCAAAAGCGTACATTTCTGGTAGAGATGTAACTGAAAGATTGAAGGAAGTCACAAATTGCCGAGACTTTCAGACGCTCGCAGAGGTACTTAATGTATCCAAATCTACAATGTCTACGTGGCACCAGCGCAATTTAACACCTTATGAGGTGATTATTCGCGTTCACTTACATACCGGAGCATCTCTGGAATATTTAATACTAGGTGAAGGATCTCCATTTCCCGAAAAATCCACGCAAAAGCATACTTCCAAGAAAAACGAACCAAAAACCTTGTTCGATATAGACCTTTTCTCCCTCACAAATGGGAAACTTGTTGGTAATGACACGCTAGCTTTTGATAAAAGCTATTTAGATAAGCTTGGAGTTCTGAATGTAATGGGCATTGAACACGATGGAACAACATTCATTATTGATAAAGAAGTTCATCAAGCAGTAAGCGGTACTTACTTAGTAGATATGGACGGCCTACTCTCACTGAATGAGATTCAGCGCTTACCAGGTAAGAAACTAGCGATTAGCTTCAATGGATCGACATTAACCGTCGAGGAAGATGAAGTGAGAGTTGTAGGGCGCGTCGCGTTAATCATGGAGAAGTGCTAGAGGCTGAACTCATTTTTTGAGCTCACTCGCATTCAACTTACCAAGCGGTATCGCTAATATAAAGCTAGGTTATTATCCCCCTGTCCTATCGGGGGATGGACGTCAACACCTTTTCTTGCAAACTAAAAAAGGCTGCCATTTGGCAGCCTTTTTCTTTAGTTCCGGAGTTCTTCTCAATACTTAACAAACGCTCTTAAATGTATCTTGAAACCATAGTCTCTTGTTAGGCGACATTTCTACGTTTAACTTCTTTCTCATACGAAGATTCGTTGTATAGCCAGATAGCCCAAAATGCGAAAAACATCCAGATCGTGTAAATTGAATAATTAAGAGCATTATCCGATAAGAAAATCGTAATGCTTGCCGCATCAGAAGTTGGATAAAGGAAAATAACATTAAAAATCATGTACAAAATGGCTGTGACGAAAGTTGTTCTGAAAAGCCAATTTAAACATCCTTTCTTTCGAGATTTTTGCCAATTATCAAATGCTTTATCATTCATTAATCCACTCCTTTTCTATTAACTGAAGCTAGATTCACGCCAAGATACTATCACTACTCTATCGTTTATCTCATATCGCCTAACGCCGCATTAAGGTGTGAGCAGCGCTTGGCTATACTTGAGCGAAGCGAAACTGCCAAGCGTTGCGAATCACTCTTAAATGCTTTGTTAGGGCGATATATAATAAAATTATCAAATATAGATAATTTAAGTTAATTTTATCTTGCAAAGGATATTAATTTCTTTTCTTCTTAATAGGGTAGCCTTCCCAATATTTATTATATTCACTCGGTTCTTTTAAAGTGAAAGTCATTGTTGAGTTTGGTATTCCCAATAAATTACAAGGAGCTACGATTACTGACTTTGTATTATTTACACTAGGTATTCCCGTCACCAAGCTCGGTCCATAAATGGTTAGCCTTCTATCCCGATAATCACTAAGCTCATACTCTATAATATTAAACTCATTCCTAATTGTACTTTTTAAAACATAATGCTTGGGAAAGAATCGATTCACATCAGAACGTGAAATGGCTTTCTTTAACCGAAATACACAAGCAGTCATAGTATCTAGGGAAGGAAAAGAGTTTTGATCTCGATAATGATCAATACCATTTCTAACTTCAGCCAATTTTGATCTATTAATCTGATTAACGATACTTTCGAGTTCTAATTTGTAGCTATCGATTTGGCCCATATCATAGTCAGCCCATGCTTGTGAATGGATAAACGGGAAAGGAATGAGATCTTGATAAATAAACCTTGGAATTAATTCATCATCTCTCAAAAGGTGCTCTCTAGGCTTATCGGCTAGACTGTCCACCCATGACATCAACAAAGATAGATAGTGCAAAAGTACACCCAACGAATTATCACCTTTTATAGACCAATTGATGTCGTTATCATTATCAAGTATGTCTCTAACACAAATTCTTGCTTCATTTATATCAAACTTAAACTTACCTTTAATATAATGATCATGAGCTAACAACCACGTATTATAAGAGATAAGCCTATCTAAATACTCTTCAATCGAGACAAAAAGATTGACGCCACTAGAACGAATTCTATCTCGGTCATCTTCGCTACTAATTTGATCTAACTCTGTTAGCTGATCTTCAAAATTTGATAACCTTTTATGAAGCCTAGGCAGTAGGTCGTCATACTGGGCTGGGTTATAACCAATTTTCCACATTAATCGATTAATAGATAATTTTGAGGACTCATGAACTAAATTCTTAGATAGCTTTACCACAGAACATACATACTTTGTTAATGTACTACTTGCTAGAATTAAATTTTGAATCGTATGTTCTGGGCCATTTTTTTGAATATAAGATACTAATGCATCTTTTCTGCTCTTTCCTGAGAATTCTCTTAACTTCCATTCGAGATCACTCTCTAGATTATTCTTCTCATAACCAGACATAATAATAGAAACTAAATACATCATAGGCACAGACATTCTAGACCTAATGCCAAGACATGATATCTGACAAGGAAGATTACTGCTTTTATTAGAAGATACAAACTTAGGTGTTCGAACCTCCGACGCTGGAATGCAAATAGTATTGGTTGATATTAACTCATCTATATATTCAATTATAATAGCATCATCTAGACACAAGATTAATTGCAACTTTTGCTCGTTAGACAGATTGGAAGCGATATATTCTGATCTATTTCTTTCTAACTCATAGGTCGTTTTTGATGTTTTTAGTATACTTCGTAAATAATCTTTCTTACTTCCATTAAGTGCATGCAATGCTAATGCACTTAATTCATCACCTGTTATTGTATCACATAAGGTTTCAAGCAAGAATGCATAATCTTTTCGAACAACAGAGCCGCTGCGCTCAAAATTAATAAATGACGTTTGCCAATCCGTGCGACCACCAAGATCATTAGATAGCTTACTATCAATTTGTGAGTGATAATTAACAACTTTGACATTTTGGTCTGGAACAAGCATTGCTGGGTGAGTTTTATTGCAATTCACTCCGTCACAATGCCACATCGGTAGAGCTAGTGATGGGTAAACTGAACGATGTTGTTCTATATATATATTACCTAGTGGACCTAATAAGTAATGTCCACATTGGTATATTCCATTTGGAGTTTCTGACAAAAGGGTTAATGAATCATTAATATTTAAGTATTTCTTTGGCTTTTCATATAAATCGTTGTACTTTTTGTAAAGCTCATTTCCAAACCGATGGGGAAATTTGATTTCTCCTTTAATAATCTCACTGTTTAATAGTTTCTCAATTTTTTCCAAATCACATTTGGAATGATCAAAAAATAACTTATGGTGATAGAAGTACCCAAATGTGGCCAGAAAGAAGTCAGGGTCCTTAACCTCCATTTCTTTTGGAAAGTGTTTCTTAAGAAGTTTCTCAGTCGATTTTGTAAATACTAGAGCATCACTCCATTCAGGAGCTGCGTTATAGTTATCGCCATAAAAGGCGTTACAGAATGCTCGACTTAAGGAATACAGCTTACTAAGGTTTTCTGTAGAGTCTAACCCCTTTAAGTATTTTAATGTCTCTGAAGGTTGTTTCCACATATGTTGCTCTTAAAATATACTTATAAAACTCAGCTTACATCATATCTCTTAAGTAATTGTATTAGCGAGAGATAAACTCAAAAACTTTGTGGCTTGTCACCATCGCTTTAATCGAAAAATGTATCGCATACACTGGCCAATGCTGACAGCAGTCTAATCGTATGCTGGGAGGTTCAAAGCGCCCTAACGCCGCGTTAAGTGGTGAGCAACGCAGACCACTACGCCTAAACCATTGTGCCGTATACACTAAAGCCGAATAAAACCGAAATTGCCGAGCGTTGGGAATCCGTCTTAAACGCTTTGTTAGGCACCCTCTCTCAAGTCATTCTTTAATGCCAAGATAATTTTTTGGGCGTCAGAATGTACCTTGCTAAACAGTTCATTTTGATTTGGGGAGTCAGACTCACAGTCATGCAAATTAGCCCTATCAAAGATGTGAGATTCAATAAGTTTTTGAAGCTTCGGGTCTTCCACCAACAAAAGTGTTCTTGAAAGATTACCTAGGTTTTCAAACGGTGATTCTTCATTGTTTTTAAAGCCCATAGCAGTAATGTCTTCAACCGCTAACGAATAAGCTTCCAGTTTTTTCTCTCTGAGCCACTTATTGAGCTCTTTTTTTACTAGGTAAGGCTGGAGAATAAAAATGTCGATCAACTTTACGATCAAGCCACCAATGCCAAATGCAGCAATAAGCTGAATAAAATTTTCCATTTTAACTCCTAGTTTTGAGTGGGAGCCTAACGCCGCATTAAGGTGTGAGCAACGCTAACCAATTAACCTAACCCGTTGCACCGTAAACACAAGACCCAACCTTGAACTGAGAATGCCAAGCGTTGAGAATCACACTTAAATGCTTTGTTAAGCGTCACTTACTTTCGACTTCGCATCACTTGCTTCCGCACTCTTTCTAGGACCTTCAGGAGTTAGCTGATATAAACTTTCTAGTTCTTTAGGCTCTGAGATACCTTTTTTAACGATAAAATTAAGAAGTTCAAACATTTTCGAAGCTACATAATCAAAATCTTCATCAGCCATTTCCCCGGGATGGACTGCATTGTTTCCAGTAATTCTAACCGTGTCAGCTACTTTCACAACCAATGGAGGAAGTACATTTTTAGCAGCAAGCTGACGAATATCTGTGTTTATGTTTTTTCCATCTTCACCTAGATGTTTACACAATTTCTGCAACCCCAAACGAAGCAAAGCTGCTGCGCCTCGCGGAGATTTTGAAAATATCCTTGCAGCTTCAACATAGTCTTTCTCTACATCTTCCGGCATATCATCTTCTGGAAGGGCTGCAGTACCAAAATCTGGATATATCAGTTCTCCCGCTCTATCCTGGCGCCCAAACTGACCATTTAAATAATCCGTGACCCTCCATAAACTCGGCTTCTTACAGCACGAACATCGAGCTTCATAGTACATTGTCAAGTGACCATTACTAGATAGCTCTTCCCAAGTCATATGTGCAAAAACCCCACACAAAGGACAATGAAAGCCATCTTTCTTAAACTCTGGAACAACAAACTTCATATTTATTACTTCTCCTATATGACGCTTAACGCCCTGTTAAGGTGTGAGCAACGCAATACCGATGCCGCCGCATACCACCTTAAACACTAAAACCAACGCATGGTGAAAATGCCACGCGTTGCGAATCACTCTTAAACAGATTGTTATGCATTTACACTACCGAAGACCGCTTTACTTCCCAGTACTTAAGCTCTGCGTCATCAAATTTTTGTTCGAGTGCATCTAGGTCATGCTTGATTTTGAAATTTCGTTCGTCGTCAGTTATAGGAAGTAACCAAGCTACGTGAGCGTGGGAACTATTTAGAGGCATTATTTCCAAGTCCTCTCCAAATGGATACGGCAACGAAATTAGCCAGTTTTCACAGTTAGAACCCTCAAGCCAAGGCTCACCAATAGGCAAGGTATGGCCAAAACCCAAATTATGATTCGAATGGTAATAAGTTACCATTGCCAGCATTTCAACTAGACGATTTGACTCGATCGGTGATACGACAACAAACTCGTGAAGGGCTGAATCACTGTGTGTAATCTCTGATGCACCTACTGAGCAATACACCCACATATTAATTTGAGGGCCAGGTGCAAACCTGACAACCTGAAAATCGGGTACAATTTTCTTAATTGGCCCAAGCTCCCAAGACAATATCTCGAAATCATGACCTTCAAAGAACTCTGCGTAATGTTTAATAATCTTTTCTTTAGTAGACTTCATAATATCCTTGATGCATAACGCCGCGTTAAGTGGTGAACAACGCCAACCACCAAACCTAAACTATTGTACCTTAGACACTAAATTCAATTTAAACTGAGATCGCTAAGCGTTGTGAATCCGTCTTAAACGCCTTGTTATATGCGAATTTGATACAAGTGCCCTGACTCAAATTCATTCTTGGCTGCACTCTTTATTTGCCAACCCAGTTTATGCGCTACTTTTTGGCTACCCACATTATCTGAAGCTATAAACACTTTCACTTGGGTTAAGTCGATGGTTTGAGCCAATTTAAATATTGCCAGCTTGCACATTAAAACAGCTAGTCCTTGCCCCCAAAACTTATGACGAATGAAATACCCAAAGTCTAGCTCAGCATCAAGTAGCGTAACTCCACAAAAGCCAACAATTTCGTTATTTTCAACAGACCTGAACGCAAATCTGGTTTCTGATTGTTGCTCATTAACAAACCAAGCCTCAGCTTCTCCATCAGTCAAAGGTCTTCTTGGTCCCAAAAACTTCATAGTCTGCTCGTTTTGGAGCAAGTCAAATACAGCACTTCGATCACTATCAACTAGGTGTGAAATAATGATTTTGTCCAATTCTTCCTCCTAGCATATAACGCCCAATTAAGGGGTGAACAACGCCTCCACCCAAACCTAAAGCATTGTGCCATAAACACTAAAACTGAAGTAGAAGCAAAAGTGCCAAGCGTTGTGAATCCCTCTTAAATTGCTTGTTAGGCTTTTGATTCACTGGTTCGCTTTTTATAAATAGTAATGAATAACTTTCCAATAACTGAAAGTGCCACCGCAACAACACCAAGAATAAGGTCAAACTTCATATACAAAGTAGCAAACACACCTAATACGACTAAGAATGCGTATATTCCATGTGTGAATGTACACACCTTTTTTTCAATACTACCATCATCCATAAGCTGAGCTATATCCTTGATAGTTAATATCATCATTAATAGTGTTAAAAATGGAACGATCACCGTGACAAATAGACCATATTGTTCATATGAACCATTAACTAACCCGACAATAACCCAAATAACAACTGAAATGGATATTAACTTTGTCGCCAAGTATCCAAAAATATCTTTAATCGTTTCCACTATTTCTTCCCTCACTGTTTGTCATGTTAAATTAAAAAGCCTAACGCCCTGTTAAGGTGTGAGCAACGCAATGCCGAAGCTACCGCATACCACCTTAAACACTAAACGCAACGCATAGCAAAAATGCCAAGCGTTGGGAATCACTCTTAAATGCTTTGTTATATGTGTTTGTAAGAGACTGGATTAGTCCTCTCTACAAAGTCAGAGCCCACTAAGAGAGGTTTGTACTCGATAACATTGCCATTGTCGTCACTATGTACACCAAAACAACACAATTCTGATGCAATTTTTCCATCAGTCAGATCTCTAACAATCGTTGCATCAAAAAACTGTCCGTTTTCTAAAAGCAACCAGCTGTGTATTTTTTGACCTTTACTTACAACCCCATCTGCAAGTTGCTTTTTCAAGTCATCTAGGCTGCAAGACATATATGGCGTACCATTAACAATTGCATCACCCAAGATTATTTCAGATTTGTAGCCATATCTAGCAAAGGCATTTTTTAGGTTTGAATGAACTAGCAAACATGCACCAGCTAAATGGTCATAGCCTAACAGAGCTTGAAGCATGTCCACGATTTGAAATAATTTGTTGAAGTCATTCTTGTCTAGCGCACGATATTCAAGCAACTCAGCGGATAAAGATAACTTTTGAGATTCCGAGTATGCCACCTCTAAACTAGATACATGATTTTTATGCTTATTTTTGAGTTCTTTAAACACTCTTTGTTTCCTTTCGTACATTAGTCAATTCAAACATATAACGCTTCCTATACGGCTTGCAGCCGTTTTTTATACTCCTATAATGCAATCTTTGTGAACGCAGTTCAATTGATAATCAATAGGTTAGTGAGAAGTGTTGAACATTAGATTGCAAGATGACGCATAATTTTGAAAAAGCTTACGTCGACACTATCTCGGATAACTACAGGTAAGGCAAACTTACAATTGCAGATTGTGGTTAGACTTTAGCGCTGAGAAGGAATGGAGTACTTTCGAGCTAGAAAGTGCCACGGGTAAAAGTTCAGTCCTAGAAGCTTTTGGACAGTTTTGAACTAGAGAGTTTAATGAGCACACTACATATCAAAGCTGAACCCTTTCGATGGAGTTGTACTACAGTTTCTTAAACACATTCTCTCGGTGGTAACACATATATTCCTGTTGTTGTTTAGAGAAATAGCCATAGTTACCTTGCGAGATAGACCATGCTTTAAGTACATCAAGGTTGAGCTTCTCACTAACTATCATTTCACCGTTATCTTCAAAGCTGATAAAGCCCTTATCAAACAGATGATCGACATGAGGGGCTAGGAGAAGGCCATTATGGCCATCGAGGCGTTCTTGGTTGTTAGACACCGCCCAAGGTTTGATGTGGCTAGCAATTAAGTGATTCTTTAATTGAACCCCGGTTACTCTGCACCGTGACTCAACCTGCTCTAACCTACTTCGGAAGATACCTTGTCCCCTTCTCGATTTAACAAGCTGGTGCTTTTCAGTCTCATCGATAGATGCATCATTTGAAATTTGGCACTCTATAGCATCTGCGGTCGTAGTGATTTCTGTTGTATCAGCAAAACCAAAGATTACCTCTTCAGCTTCACTCCCTATTAACTCAACAACTTTGGATGCAAGTTCGTGTGGAACAGAGAACAAGTATGCTTGGTTACCATTACCGTTATCCTGCAATGGTGAGTACTTTTGAGGAAGGTACGGACGAATGAAGTCTATATGTGCTTTGGGGCGAATCTTGTTCTCTACTAAATGATATTCAAGGTCAATTTTCCAGCCATCATTAGCCCAATCAGCTCCCGCCACACCGAATTCAGTTGGCTTGTTATATGAGTAAGCATGTGAACGAGCGATACCTACTGATAGAATCAAACCGTTGGCAAAAGAGAACACTACGTCACCGGGCTGAACAAGCGTCATATTGTTGTAATAGTGACTTTGCGTGCCGTTTTTATTTTCTTTAGGGGACCACATGTAGCCGCCTTCAAACTCTTGTTTAAAAGTTTGTTTCTGACTAACCCACCAATAATTCATCTTTAAGCCTCATCCAATAACTCAAATGCATAAAGTAACATATTGTACTCTCCGAGCGAGATAAAACATTGTCTTACGTTTTATGCCTGTTTACACTGTTTTTATATACAGTTAATTGAGCTTAATTATGTCTGTACGCAATTTAAAAGATGGTTCTACCAAACCTTGGCTTTGCGAATGCTACCCAAATGGTCGCTCCGGTAAGCGTGTTCGCAAGAAGTTTTCTACCAAAGGCGAAGCTGCGGCTTTTGAACGCTTCACTATGAAAGAGGTAGACAATAAGCCCTGGATGGGTATTAAACCTGATAACCGAAGAATGAGTGAGCTTTTGGAAAATTGGTGGACCATCCATGGTCATACTTTAAAGTCAGGCAAGCAAGCCAAAGATCTCATATCCAAAACAATTGAAGAGTTGGGTAACCCAATTGCCTGCCAGTTTAAAGAACGAGACTACCTGGCGTATCGAGCAGCTCGAACCCCCTATCGGGGCAAGAATAAATCCATCGAGATATCCCCAACCACACACAACCTTGAGCTGATTTATCTAAAGGGTATGTTCAAAAAGCTAATTAAGTACAATCAGTGGAAATATCCCAACCCGCTTGAGACAATCGAGCCTATCAAAACCAGTGAGAAGCATCTTGCCTATCTAACCAAGCCACAAATCGACGAGTTCTTTGATGAACTGCATAACTGCAATCGAGTTATCAAGGCATCAATCCCACAAATTATTGTCATAGCCAAAATTTGTTTGGCTACCGGCGCACGAATCAGTGAGGCACTCACTCTGACTCGCACTCAAATAACCGAGTTCAAATTGACTTACACAGATACAAAAGGGAAAAGGAATCGCAGTGTGCCTATCTCACCATCTTTATATCAAGAGATTTTAGATATAGCGGTGAGCGACCATGACATATTTAACACCAGTTACAAAGATGCTTGGCGTTACATAAAAAGAGCCTTGCCTGAACACGTTCCGAATGGGCAAGCGACCCATGTTTTACGGCATACTTTTGCTTCGCATTTTATGATGAATAAAGGGGATATTTTGGTGCTGCAGCGTATTCTTGGGCACACAAAAATCGAGCAAACAATGGCGTATTCTCATTTTGCCCCAGAGCATTTGATGCAGGCTGTTCACCTCAATCCTTTAGAGAATTAG